TAATGTTCTTAAGAATCAGTTGAGTTCTCAACATATCATTGAACATTTGAGCAAAACGCTTTCTCAAACGACCAACGAACTTAGCAAACTTCAGTTCATCACGCAGGATTTCTGAAGAACGACCCAAGTTGAAACCACCATCAGCAGCAATTCTAGATTCGGGAACATTCAGTGATCTGTAGAGTTTCTTTTGGAAATACTCAATATCAGCAAGTTCTCCAAGATTCTGACCACCAGGAAGAGTTGTGATTTCTGTACCACGACCACCTTCACGGCGAGGTAACCAGAAGTCTTCCATCATAGACATAAACTTACGATCATCACGGACTTCGCCAGTGTTTGCATCGTATGCTAGTTTATTTCTATAGCGAGACATAACCTGTTGCAGGTATTGCTCTGCTTTTACTTTTGGAAGATTACCAACGTCAATATAGAAAATACGACGTTCTGGTGCTCTTGAAAGTCTGTAGATAACCAGAGAATCCTCAATCATTCTCAACTGATTGAGTGATTTGATTGCTTTATGCAGATAAGAAAGAACAGTTCCTTTGTTTCTATCTACAAGACCTGAACTGCAATATACAACTGAGTCTTTCGCAATCTTGATTGAATCAGACTTCTTAGCACCTGCACCATACATCGCACTTGGATAGTTTGGTTTTGGTGTATAAACAAAATACTCTTCAATATCTGGTTCAAATACTACCGTCCCGTCTGCTTTTTTGGTGGGACCAATACCATTCTGACGCAGTGCTTGTCCTCTAGCATCAACTTTCTTTTCTTGACGGACATACTTGATCTTCATTGGATCAATGTATCTCAGTTCTTGAATACCTGCTGCAGGATTTTTAACGTCGATTACTTTTAAGTAGTAGATTCTTCCATCTACATACCAGTTTCTAAAAAGTTCGTGTGACTTTCTATCAAAGTCTAAGATTTCTTTGAGATATACAAACTCTTCGCGAACTATCTTCTTTAACTTATCGCTAGCGTTGAGGTTGGACAGTTCAATCTCTACTGGAGAATCGTAGAGATCACTGACGATTGCTTCGTTTACAATATCTTCAATAGCAGCATCCGCTTCTGGATGCAACGCCATTTCGCGATATCTTTTAATTAAATCGTGTTCGGTTCTATAAACACCTTCAATATCAAGGTAGTGACCATAAAAACCACTGCTAATATAGTTATCAACCCCGTCCTGATTAGTTTCAGGAACGGGGGAAACAACTGATGCTGGTTTGGTTTGGCTATCTTCAATTGAAAAACCAAAAAGTCTTGCCATCGTATAAATTGACTATTCGTTATTAACTATTTAGTTGATGTCTTCACCGCCTGCATTAGGACCGCGACCCTTCACAGCTTCCCACCATTGAACTTGAAGTTCAACAGTGAATTCTTGGATGCCTTGAGCATCGTATGAAAGTTCGATAGGTGCAACTTGAGTTGGGAAAATATCGTAGAAATGATACTTTCTCAAGGTGTCGCCACTACGATCTAACTGATAGACGTAAGCATCTGCCTGGTAATCTGCTGGGTTGGTTGTTCCAGTGTTATCAGATACGCGGTTGATGGTATTCATCCACTTTTCAAAAGCAGAACGAATAGCAAAGTCGGTATCGTTGATAACTGTGATTGACCAGGTATCGAATGTACGATCGCCAGCAATCTTGAGAAGTCTTCCTCTGAAAGGAACTTCGATTGGAGCGACGTTCGATGCTGGGAGGTTTGCCGCTTTAACAAGGAATCTTGCCTTGTTAAGAATATCGTTCAAACCTTCTACACTAACTGCACTTGGGAATGATAATTCGACTTCAAATAGATTAGAGCGAGCACCACCACCAGATAGCTTGCTCTTGAAGTCCGTAATCTTTCTTAGTGGTGGTGGATTGAGTTGATTTCTAGTTGCCATTTTAGGTTAAACCTCTAAGATTTTGGATTGATCAAACGTTACCGATGACTTCTTCAAACGAAACGCCAGTTCTGGTAGCAACAAAGGTCAGACCGATGAAGTTGATAGAACGGGTTGGTTTGACGAAGATGTCAGCGACAAATTCATTGTTGTCGATAACTGCAGCAGTGTTATTTGTTTCATCACAAATAACAACATAGTCAAAGATGCCTCTCTTAGACTGAACGTCGCGGAGGAATGGTTCGACAATGTTCACAAAGTTAGTTCTTGTGATTTCATCGTTGAACTCAAACAGTTGATCTTTAGCAGCGGCAGAGATTGCGTCTTCCAGATAGATGAAGAGACGACGGACGTTGATTCTGTCGAATGCAGATGCCTTACCAAATCCAGTTCTATCACCGAACAGGACAATGCCGTCGCCAGGTGAGAAGATTACAGGGTTGATTCTATTAGAATAGAGTTCGTCTCTCTGAATCTGATTTGGATTGTATGCAAGTTTGACTGCATTGAGGATTGTTCCTCTTGAAGTTCCAGCAGGTGAGAACCAGGGGAACTGATTGATATCGTTTCTAGCACAGCATCCTGCGATATCACCATTCAGAGGAATGTATCTGAAGGTGTCGCTGAAGCGATCGTACATATACTTGTAACCACTATCGAAGATAGCGTAAGTAGATGATGTAATAGGACCGTAGAACTCAAGAACGTTATCAGTGATTGCATTATCTGCATAGACGGTGACTGTTCCTACAGTTCCGTCCGAAAGGAATGCACTTCTGTATGGTGAGATGAATGCAATAGCATCTTTTCTAACTTCAGCAACTTGAATAACCTTGTTAGCAAGTGCTTGAGCAGTTGATAAGGCATAGTTGCCCGATCCCATCATCAAGAAATCAACTTCATACTTTTCAGTATTTGAGAAGAGTTCATAACCAGAAGAGAGTTTTCCGAGAGTTGAAGTGAGAGCACCTGATGCGGTCAGATCTGTTCCGTCATCATAGTTCTTACCACCATCTAAGGCATAACTGTTAGAACCAGATGCACCAAAGACAATGTTTTCTGCATTTTGATCCCATCCAGTATCTGTTGCATAAGCAAAAGTGGAAGAGGATGTAAATCCAGTTGTTACGATTCCAGCAGGAGCAGAACCACCATAGGTGTATTCAGAAGCATTATAGAGATACTTTCTCCAGTATGCTGTGCTTCCTACAGAGTATTCAGCGTCTTTTGCTTTGGACAGACTGACGTGCTTCTCAAGGATAGTTCCAGCATTTCCTGTAACTTCACCTTTACCATCAACTACAACAACGTGGAGTTCATCAAATCTTGCGTTTCTATCTGCAGCAAACTCAGATGTTCCTGGTCTATCAACGATTGTGTTCCAATTAATGGTAGATCCTGCACCAGTCAAAGTCAGGGTCTGTTGATCGAACCAGTCTTTGCGACCGCTGAAGGTTGTAGAACCCATAGCAGTTGCAGATCCACTTGTGGGGTGGAAGAACAATGATCCAGAAGCAGCAAATCTATAAACACCTGATGATTGATAATCAACCGTTGTTACCGTGCTTCCAGATGAAACGTGGGAGATAACTTTAACTGAAATGTCTCCACCGCTCAGTTCTTCTGTGACGATACCTTTAAGATATCCATCAAGAGTAGAAGTTTCTCCAGCGCCAGGCAGGGTTGCAGAGAACGCTTGGGTAACACCCATACCTGCTCTGATTGATCCAATACCTGCGGCATCTGCTGTAGCGATACCAGACAAAATTTGGTCTGCTTTAGCGTCGATTGTGCAAACTCTAAGACCGTTTGCCCAAGAACCTGGATTTCTTGCGGCGAAGGTTACATCAGTAATTGTATTGTTATCATAACCAAGTTGCTCATAATGCTCATCAGACTTGATCTTAATGCTGGAAGCTGCTCCAACAAAAGAGTTAGTCAGTTGATCATCGTCTGCTCTAACGACCTGCAGACTTCCACCATATGCGAGGAACGAGGATGCTACCATCCAAGATTCGTACTGTTTTCCTGTCTCGTATGGTTCACCAAAAACTTTGAGAAGATCTGCTTCACTCGTGACGAGATATGGCGAATCAACTGGTCCTTGGGCGAAAGGTGCAACTATCGCACCGATAGCAGCTGAGGTTGCATCAACTCTTCCAATCGTAAGATCTACTTCTCTTACTACAATTCCAGGAGATGCTAAATTTAGTGGCATCTTTCTGTTCTCCTATTCCAGAATATTTCTGAAACTATTTAGAATAAGGGGTATTTTCAATGGGAAAACAATGCGAAAACATTACCAATCTGGGTACTCCCAATGCATTGGAGGCGTCTTCTTTCTGTTTCTTATCGTTCTTTCCTTCATACACTCTTTACATTCATAAGAATATGATGATGGTAAAGATCCTTTATTCTTTCTTGTTTGATAATAATCTTCTAAAAGGTTCTTGACTTCTCCACAGGTTTTACATCTTCTATCAAGAAATAGTAGATGTTCTAAATCAACCTGCTTATCAAAGTCCATTACCGATATTCCCACATATAGGAACGATCGCCATATTCATCAACGTGCCATCTATCACCATCATTATCAACAAATGACGTATCTCCTAAACCATCATCCAAAAATCCAAACGGAGCCATATCTTGTTCGATCTGATTCTTCTGCTCTTCATAGATCCTCTTACGAACATCATTGTCCGTCATCTCTTTGAAATAATCTTGTGCGACTAACCAAGCAAAGATAACAAGACACATTGCTAAGTCATCATTACATCCTTCTTCTGCTTCAAATGAGTTGTGCTTTTGAGCAAATGTGGTTAGTTCAGAAATAATCTCATAATCAAGTGTAAGTAACTTATAATCCTCAATCATTGTCTTGAGGTTTGAACAACCCAGTTTCTTAACCTGTGCAGTTGTCCTTACACCCATCTGTGATTTCTTACCAGAGAAACCGTGACCAACAACTTGACCAGCACGACCTCTCATTGCCGCCATCAACATATTATCGTATTCCAAATCATAATGGAGAATGTTTGCTACCTGTTCTCCAATATCATTTACTTCTACTAATACCCAAGCGTTATTATATCCTTTTGCCGTTTGTTGTATGATATTTGGGAATAACATTGGTTTTACCTCGTTATTCCTATATTTTGCTACTACTTTATAGGGAAACTCTGTAATATCAAACACAATAAATGCAGAGTAATCATTTCCCAACCCGCGAGCAACATCAACAGTGAGAAGATAATTATGTTCCGCTTTATATTCTTCATAGACATCCAATCCAGCATTTCTTTTGATAGGATCTTCATATACTAAATTTTTCAAGATTGCGGGATTGATCAGAGTATTAACTGATCCAAGGAACTCACACTCAAACTCAACTTTGAACTGTTGTTCTGAAGTGTTAGCAATAGTTTGTTCTTTCCAAACATCATCTCTGCCTGGAACTTCTGACCAATGAACGTCAGTAGGGATATATTCATTCTTGTGCTTTTCCGCATCGTGCCACATACGGTAGAAGTGATTCATACCGTGTGGTGTAGATACGATGATTACTTTGGTGTTTTTACCAGAAGTAATAGTAGGATAAACAGATGCAAAGAAGGAATCAGCGACGTGATTTGGGACGAACGCGAACTCGTCGAGAAAGAGGATGTTAAACGACATACCTCGGACAGCACTTGCAGACGTAGATGCTGCCAATATCTTACTGCCATTCTCTAGCTCCATCGAACCTTTATTCCAGGATAGTATACCCTGTTGCATCCATTTAGGCAAGTTCTCATATGCAGTCTGCAATCTGCTTAACAATTCTCTAGCAGTTGCTGCTTTGTTAGCAAGAATACCGATATTTACACTATCATTGAAAACTGCATAATGCAGCAAATAAGATACCACAGTCGTAGACTTACCAGTCTGACGAGGCATCTTACAGATGTTGAATCTATTATTATGGAAATTATTGATTAACTTTTCTTGAAAGTGATAGGGGTGAAACTGTGTTAGACCCTCATCAAGAGAAACGATTTTAATGTAGTTCTTAGCAAAATACACGGGATCCTCTTTACACTTGAGGAACTCAATGATTTGATCCTCTGTAAATTCAATCTCCGTGTTTGCTTTTTTTAGATTAGGATTACCAAGATAAACTTCACTCATAAACTAATCAACAATTCCAAGCTCTCAATGATTTATTTATTCTTGAGTCTGGATCGTTAGCAGTCTTGGCAGAGGTAAGTTTTTTCTTCATACCTTTCATTCTTGCACAGAATGATGCTCTACGCTTATTCCCAACTTCTTTTGAAGGTCTCTTTAGATCAGAACCAGGATTCTCACGCTCGTAAGACTTGCGACCTTTCTCATTCAAACCACCCTCTGGATTCTTACCGGACTTTTTTTGCCAATCTTCTCCAAGAACATCTTCGTTAGTGATCAAGTCTGTAGTTTCATATTCGGTTGGGACAAAATCATCTCTCCAGTTGTAGTGATCTTTGACGCAACGATTGTAGGTTTTACCAAAGAGTTTCTGAGTTCCTGCTTTCTTGTAACCCTTCCAGCACTTCTTTGCCTCTTCAATAGAATCAGCAACAGCAGCGACTTTCTTGGATTGTTGTGCGTGCATTTTAGATGCACCCGCCAACTGCTTTGAAACTTCTTTCAGTTTGTCTTTGGATTCTCCGAGTTCAAACTCTTCTTTCTTGGTTTTGTTTCCCCAGTTGGCAGCACCAACCTTACGGCACTTAACCAAAGCACCTGAGGCATATGCAGAAGGCCATACAGAATAGCGAGACTTGACCTTGTGATAGCAAGCATCTTTCTTACCCTCATCTACGAGATCACCTTCCATCTCATAACCAGCAGTCTGAACCTTTTTATCAGTCTTTGCCTTTGCTTTCCTCAGTCTCATATCTGGAAGACCAGGAGTAGGTGGAGGTAAAGGTGATCCAGGAGCAAGTTGTCTGATTTGTCTGCGTCTATCATAAGGATCCATATCTTTCAGATAGTTTACCTTGGGATCGGGGAGACCTTCATCAATCACTTCACCATCAGGTTCAAAAGATTGATTTTGCAACTTCTTCAACATCTCATTTCTCTTTGAGACGTTGCTAAAGATAGTTCCTTGCTTT